GGGTGCAAACCCCGGACTGGCGGCGATCGCCGCCTCCCTACCCGAAGGCCACCCCGTCACCATCCCCATGCTGCCATCGACCGCATCCGAAATCCAACTTCTCCAGCTTTGGGACTGACCATGGACAAGCTTCTGCATGAGATGGTCGATGGGGCTCTGTCCTTTCTGTTGAGCCTGGTCCCGCCGGCGCTGGGCGCGATCGTCAGCCTTTTCTATGAGCCCGGCCTGACTTGGTCGGGTCGCGCGGCGCGCCTGTGGGTGGGCGTGACGATCAGCTATTTCGTCGGCCGCGCCCTTGGTGCTGTCGCGGACCTGCACCCCTACGTGCTGCAGGCGATCGCCTTCCTGCTCGGCCTGGTCGCGTATCGCGCCGCCCCCGCCTTCGCCGCCGGCGTCGTCAAGGCGGTGGGCGAAGCGCCGGCGATGCTGCGTGACCGGCTGATCGGCTTCCTCCCCTCCAAGAAGGACCCCAAGTGATGGACGCGACGCCATCCGCGCTAGCGCGCGCGAACAAGAGCAAGACGCTCGCCGGCGTGATCGGCAGCATGGGGGCGGCGCTGGCGCTGTTCACCCTGATTCCGGCCGAGGAAAGCGGACGGAAGGTCCAGGCATCCGCCCGGCCGGACGGCGCGGTTGTGCTGAAGCACCTGTCCGGCAAACAGTATCTCGACGCCTATCTCGACATCGTGAAGGTCCCGACCGCCTGCGACGGGATCACGCGCGGGATCAAGATGGGTCAGCGCTATACGGCCGCGCAGTGCACGATGATGCTCGAGCGCGAACTGGTCGACCATGCGCAGGGCGTCATCGACTGCGTACCCGCGCTCTACGGTCGTGAGGGGCAGGCGATCGCGGCGGTCTCGCTCGCCTATAACATCGGCGTCCGCCGCTTCTGCGGCTCGACCGCCGCCCGGCTGTTCCGCGTGCGACAATGGCGCGCCGCTTGCGACGCGATGCCCGCATGGAACCGCGCCGGCGGTCGCGTCGTGCCCGGCCTGGTCGCGCGCCGTGCTCGCGAGCATGCCCTTTGCGTGAAGGACCTGTCCTGATGTTCCGTACCTTGTTCGCCAAGCTGCGCGCCGAGGCCAGCTTCATCGTCCTGCTCGCAGTCGCGGCTGCTGGCGCCTGGTTCTATGTCCAGTACCGCCAGATGCAGGCCGATCGCGACGGCGCGGTCCATGCGGCCGAGAAGATTTGTGCGTCCGCCGGCACCGATTGGGCCGCGAGCAAGGGCGCGGCGCGGGGCGTCCAATGCGGCCAGCGCGTGGCGGGCCTGGCGCGGTTCGAACGCGATGCCGCGCAACAGTCCGCGCAGCTGCTCGCCGATGAACTGAAGGAGGCCAGCGCCCGCACTCTCCATGACAACCAGGCCGCGCGCGTCGCGGCCGAAGCGGCACGCGCCGCTGCTCTCAGGATGGAAGCCGCCGATGAAAAAGCCGAACGTCGCAACCTCGTCGATCGTGAATGGACTGCTGCTGTCAATGGCGTTGCCGGGCTGCGCGCCCCGACCCGCTAACTTGCCCGCGCCACCTGTCGCGATCAAGGTCGATGCGCCCAAGCCGCCGGCGGACCTGATGACCTGCGCCGATCGGCCGGCCGGCTTGCCGGAAGACCCGGACCTGGTCGCGCAAATCCCCAGCGGACTGCGCGCCGGTATCATTCGACTAGCACGGGCCTTCGGAGCCAATGCCGACCGTGTCGACCGGCTGACCAACTGGATCAGCCCCGGCACCTGCCCGATAAAGAACGTACCCCCTCATGATTAAGCCCGGATCACTACGGGAGGCGTTGACCAGGGCGCTTCCCGAATATGAAACCAACCCGCAGAACCTCGTTATATTCATTGATAAGGGGCGGTTGGTGTCGCGCCTGGCTCCGGGTTTGGGCTTCGAGTGGCGATATACGATGCGGCTCGAATTTCGCGATTGCACATCGGGTCCGGATGAAATCGCGGTGCCGCTGCTATTGTGGCTGGGCGAACATCAGCCCGAACGGCTGCTCGACTTTGCGCGCGAAGATAACGCGCTCAACTTCGCCGCCGATATCATCGACGAGAAAAGCTGGGACTTGGCGTTTGCCTTCGAACTGACCGAGGCCTGCACCGCGCAGCGGGTTGCCGGCGGTTGGAACATTGAACATCACCCCGAACCGCCGATCGCTGGCGAAACGCCGATCGGCGGTTCGCTGTCGAAAGTATTGCTGGGCGAGACGCGGCTGGTTCCATGAGCGACGACTTCGATCCGCTCACCGACACGCTGAACGAAATGACCGGCCGCCTTGCCCCGGCCGAAAGGGTCAAGCTCAGTCGGTCGATCGCATCCGATCTGCGGGCCGCCAATGCTCGCCGTATTCGCGCCAACACCGAGCCGGGTGGCGAAGCGATGACCCCTCGCAAGCGTCGCCAGGTGCGATCCCGCCGCATGCGTGATCAGGCCCCCGCTCGATCACGGGCTCGGCAGGAACGAATGTTCAAAGGAGCAAGCCAACCGCGCTATCTCCGTCGCGAGAGTACCGCCGGAGAGGCGTGGGTCGGGTTCGCCGGCGCGATGGCCCGGATTATGGCCGTCCACCAATATGGCGAAGCCGATACCGTCACCCGCGACCCCGGCTCTCCGACTGTCGTCTATCCTGTCCGGCCGGTTCTTGGCATGACAGCCGACGATCGGCTGCGTATCTTGGACCAGGTCACAGGGGCGATCCAGCCGTAACCCACGCCTGTTGTAACGCCCGGCCTGACAACAGCCGGGCATGGCATCGTCGTGCGTTGCGCGGCGTAACCCTGTGTCATGGCCGCCACCTCCACCACCATCGACCTGTCGCGCTTGTCGCCGCCCGAGCTGGTCGAACAACTCGATTTCGAGGTGATCGTCGCGGCGATGGTCGCGAACGTACAAGCGCTGCTACCCAGCTTCGACGCGACGATCGACAGCGATCCGGCGGTCAAGGTGCTCCAAGTTGGCGCGTATCGCGAACTTCTGTTGCGCCGTCAGTTTCAGGACGCGGCGCTGCAACTCTTTGTCGCCTATGCGGGCGGCGGCAACCTCGATCACCTTGGCGCGCTGGTCGGCGTCGTGCGCCTGACCATCACGCCCGCCGATCCGGCAACCGGCGCTACGGCGGTGATGGAGGGCGATGACGATTTCCGCCAGCGTATCGTCCTGGCCCCCGAACGCTTCTCCACCGCCGGGCCCGAACTTGCCTATGTCGCGCTTGCAAAGGGCGCGACCGGTGACGTGCTGGACGCCAGCGCGACGACACCCGCGCGTGGCGAGGTGCTGGTGTCCGTGCTGTCGCGGACCGGCGATGGCACCGCGCCCGCCGCCTCGATCGCGGCGGTGACCGCCGCGACCAGCGCTAGGGACAAGCGGCCCTTGGGAGATGCGGTGACGGTCAAATCCGCTGGCATCGTCAAATTCGCGATCCGCGCCAGCCTGGTCACCTTTGCCGGGCCCGACCTGTCCGTGGTGCTGGCCTCCGCCCGCGCCAGGCTGGACGCCTATCTGGTCGAGAACCGTAAGATCGGCCGCACGATCACCCGGTCGGGGATCAGCGCCGCGCTGACCGTCGCCGGCGTGCACCGCGTCGACCTGGAAAACCCCGCCGCTGACGTGATCTGCGATCGGACCCAAGCGGGCTGGTGCACCGGCATCGTGATCGATCATGGGGGCTATGCGTCGTGACGCTGCTACCCCCCAACGCGACCCCGCTGGAACGCGCGCTGGAGGCCGGTGTGTCGCGGATCAGCGCCATCGACACGCCCATCGACACGCTGCTCGATCCCGCGCGCATCGCCGCGCAGTGGCTCCCCTGGTTGGCTTGGGGGCTGTCGGTCGACGCCTGGGACAGCGGCTGGTCGGAAGCGACCAAGCGCCAGGCCGTGTCCGAATCGATCGCGCTCCACCGCATGAAGGGTACGCGCGGGTCGGTCGACCTCATCCTGTCGCGCATCGATGACCTGTCGCGCGTGATCGAATGGCACGAGGATCGCGACCGCCTGCTGCCCGGCACCTTCGAGATCGAGATCCCGCTTGTCACCCAGCCCGGGGCGGCGGGCGGCGCGCGGGCACAAGCGGCGATCGTCGATGACATCATCACGGCGGTCGAGCGGGTGAAGCCGCTGCGCGAACACCTGACCGTGGTGCAGGCCCTGACCCTGTCGGGCGGCATCGCGGTGCAGGGCCACGCCCGCATGGCGGCCTACCGTCGCGATGACGCCGCGCTGGTCAATGACACGTCACCCGCCTGGGACTTCTACCTTCAGACCGAGCTTGGCGAGCCGATCCAGGCGGAAACCGGCTCCATCCTGGACACCGCCGCATGATCCCGCTGACCCTGTCCATCACCCGCGCCGGTATGGCGAAATTCACCGCCGCGCAGCTTACCGCCGGGCTCGACCTGACGATCGCGGCGGTGGGCCTGACCGATCGGCCGATCGTCGCCGCCCCGACGCTGGAGGCGCTGCCTGGCGAATTCCGCCGCATCACCATGGTGTCGGGCAAGCAGGTGGGCGATGCGGTCGTTCACCTGACGATGCGCGACGATGCCGAGGTCGGCTATACCGCCTATGGCTTTGGCCTCTTCCTGGCGGACGGGACCCTGTTCGCCGCCTACGGGCAGCCCGAGGCGCTGTTCCAGAAATCGCCGCGCGCGACCTTCCTGTCCGCTATCGATATCGCCTTTCCCACTGGGGACATCACCCGGCTGACCTTCGGCAACACCGATTTTCTCAACCCGCCCGCCACGACCGAGGTGAAGGGCGTCGTCGAGTTGGCGACCGAGGCCGAGGCGATCACCGGCACCGACATGCAGCGCCCCGCACCCGTCGGTGTGACGACCAAGCTGCTCAACGCGACCGATACCGCGCTTAGAACGCTGATCGCCAGCGTCACCACGGCGATGGGCAGCTTGTCGACCGCCCTCGGCACGCAGATCGACACGCTGGCGGGAAAGAAGTTGACCGGTGGCGGCCTGGTGACGGGCGGCGGCCGCAACGATATCGACCGTACCATGACGGTCGATGCGGCGACCGTCGACCATGTGCGCACCGGAACGTCCGAAACCCGCGCGGTCACCCCGAAAGCGCTGGCAGACGTGCGCATGCTGTACGTCGTCGACAGTGGCGAGGGCTATCGCGCCCTCTCCGACGGGACGATCGAGCAATGGGGCCAGGCTCCCGTGCGCGGCACCGAGGGCGCATTCAGCCTGAATTTTCCGCGTCCCTTCACGACCGAATGTACTGGGGTCTTCACGACCGCGATCAATCGGGGCGGCGGGGTCGACGGGCAGACGACGATCCAGGAAGTTGCCCTGTTTGCCGACCGGGCCGACCTGTTCCTGCAAAACCACCAATCGACGAACAATGACGCGATCGGCTTCCGCTGGCGCGCGTGGGGGCGCTAAATGGCCAAGATCACCGACCTGCCTGTGACCGTCGCGCTGACCGGCGCGGAAATGCTCCCCATCGTCCAGCTCGGCTCGACGAAGCGCGCGACACTGGCGTCATTCCGCGACCTGATCGTCCCGTTCCTTCAGTACTGGTACAAGGGAGAACAGGGCGATACCGGCCCCGCGAACAACACCTATCCCACGATCGCAGCACTCGCCGCATCGCCGATCTCGCAGCGCTCCGCCACGCTGGCGCCGGACGAAGAATCGGGCCTGACCGGCGCGACCTACACCTGGAAGACGGGCGATTTTCGCGGTCGCAACGATGTGATCGCCTCCGATGCCGTCCCGGTCAGCCAGGGCGCATGGGTATTGCCGGACGGTCGCGGCCTGCTGTCGAAGCTGAAGGCGGCGGGATCGGTCTTCCTGACCCAGGAGGAAATTAACGCCGAGCGCATTTCGGTCAAGCGTTTCGGTGCCAAGGGTAACGGCGTCGCGGACGACACCGCCGCCATTCAGCGCGCGATCGATTGGGCCTGGACGGCGGGCGGTGGCACCATCGAACTGCCGACCGGCGTCTACAAGACTACGGCTTCGATCCTGTTGCGCGGCAACGTGACGCTTGTCGGTCACGGCCCGTTTTCCCGCGTGATCGCCAATGGCTGCGATGCGATTTCGGTGCAGGCATCCGACGAAATCGGCCCCCGCCGTATCTGCAACCTCTGGTTGCAAGGCCATGGCAGCGACGCTTTTGCCGCGATCAATACCGAGGTCGATTTCCCCAAGCGCGTGCAGGGCCTGGTCATCGAGAATGTCTATCTGTCGTTTTTCGGGATCGGCATTCGCGCCAAGGGGCTGTGGCACGCCACCATCCGCACCGCGACGATCAACCAAGTTCATAAAGGCTTCGTGTTCTACGGCCGCAACGTCAAGGTAGCGATTGATGATTGCCGCGTCACCAATGGCGGGGCGGTGACCGGTGACGGTCCATCGATGGGCATACAGGTCGGTAACGACGAACCGGGTTTCCGCCCGGAGGAAATCCACGTCACCAAGACGCTGTTCTACAATTTTGCGCGCGGCGCATACTGGCGCAACTGTCTGTTCGGATCGCTCACCTATTGCGGCCTCGACTATTGCACCGAGGCGGCGATCCACTTCGTTACAGCTGACGGTGGCACGACCTTCAGCCACAATTGGGGCCAGATCGACAACGACACCGCGATGGTGCGCGGCATCCTTGGCGAAGCGCTGGGCACCACGCCCGCGATCGACAATATCGAGATCGCCAACAATCGCCTGCGGGCAACCACCGTCCAGACCAAGCCTGGCGAAATCCGGTCGGTCGGCGTCGATATCGGCAACCGCCAAGCCAATATTCGGCTCACGGGCAATTCGATGCAAGGCGCGTTTCAGGTCGGCATGCGCCTCGACGGGGCGGAACGCACGCACGTTCGCGAGAATACGGCGGATGCCGGGCTGATCCAATTCAACTGTCGCGGTGGTTCGATCAAGGACAACCATTTCGACGGGGGGATCACCCTGTCGAACAATGTCGGCGTCAGCTATGACGGCAATTCTGGCCTCCACACCACCGAAATTATCGGCAGCGTCGACATCCCGGCCGGACAGACCAGCGTGACCATCACCTATCTGTCGCTCAACAAGGCTGACCTTCCGCAAGGTGGCATCCTGATTAGCTGCACCGCTGCCGATCGCGGCTTCGTCGGCCATGCCTGGGTCGCCTTTGCGCCCACCCGCACCGCCCTGACCGTGACCGTTCCTACAGCGCTGGGGGCGATCA